GAGAACCTGTGTTCGCGTACGACACGTCACCCAGGTCATGTTCCAAGAATGCCTTTTCAAGGACATGTCGATAGTCCCAGAAAGTGAGAACTGCTTCTTGTACAGTTCTACACCAGATCGTATTGCCCTGGTCTGTCTCGTTCATCCTATTAAAAGCCAACACCGCTCGGTTCGGCTCCCCATCTAGAAATAGAATCACTGCGTTCTCCTCCCTAGAGAAACTTTCTTGTTACCTTCCTTGCCCCGCCAGCTAGATGTTTCTCCTTCTTGAACATCTGCTCTGTTCCAGGCTCAAGGTACTTCTTCCCAGAGTGGGGGGTAAACGCTACGAAGTTCACTTTGTCGTACTTGTTGATCGACGTGCGAGTCTCCTGAACAGAGTACCTAGGTACTGGCGCTACGTAGTTCCCACTCCCTCTGTTCGATCCCTGGAACTGCTGTAGAAAGAACCCCGGTCCTGCATCCCCTCCGGTATGTCGCGCCGAAGTGGTGTTGATGATACGGTCATCGTAGCTAACGCTACGGCCCCGGGCTAACGTATCCAAGAACCCTGTCGGCGACCAACCCTTCATCGCGCCGAGCGACATCCCGAAGTCGTCGTTCCATGATTCTGCTAGGCTCCGCACCCTTTTCACCGGGCCACCGCCTTGTTGAGCACGCCCTGACTTAGCAGTACTGTCCGCGTGATGTGCTGCTCTCTTCGCTTGGGCCTTTCCGTATGTGGCCTTCCCAATAGCACTTCTCGGATCGGGAGCTTGTCCCATGCCGAGGAAGCCCATGATCGGAGCAATCGCTCCTGCGAAAGCTTCAAAGCCAACGCTTACCGCTTCGACGCCGGGGATGTAATTCAGGCCGCCCCCACCCTTTGGTTGTTTGGGCACTATCGAACCCTCTCGCCTAAACGATAAGCCTTCTTGCGGCGCTTGCCACGGGCCTGCGACTCCTGCCTGTTCATCTCAGTCCGCTTGCGTTCCGGAATGCTATCGAGCAGCCCTTGGGCCTTGGGCCTGTTCCCCGTCATCCGACCGCGGACGATGGCCCATGCTTTACCTACGCTGCTCATCGCTGACCGCCCCCACCGCCTTGCATCTTCGCTTGCAGCTCCATCATCTCCATCTGCTGCCGCATCTGTTGCTCCTGTCTCATCTCGATCTGTTGCCTGTACAGGTCGATCAAGGTGAGGAGGATCATTTGCTGCTCTTCTTCCAAGTTGTGGAATGCATCGGACTTCATCTCGTCCACGAACATCTGGTACAGAATGAACGGATCATCCTCAGGCATCGGGACGATTCTCTCGAATGCACCCTGCCTGATCCAGGCCATGATGCGCTTGCCACGTTCAACGTCAACGCCCTGCGGAATCATAGTATCCTCATATCCCATCTCTGTAAGGATCTTCGCACGCAGCGCCGGATCCATATTCTCCAGGCCCTGCGCGTACTGAATCATCTCAATAGCCTTGGCCTGCCTTGCTTCCTTGGACGACAGCGCCATGGACGCCGTGTCGATATGCACCTGCACGTTGTCACTCAAGTCCGAGCCACTGAAGCTCTGGATGGCTAGCGTGCTGACCCTATCACGAGCCAGGATCCGCAACCGCTGAGCGAACCGTGTATCGTCGCGGATATGCTTGATGACTTCCTGAAGGATGATCGAGCCCTCTAGCTGTAAAGCCTCATCCCATTCTTGCAGGATAGGCGAGCGCGCTGCCAGGGCCTGCTTTCGGAGGATGTCGATCATAGCCGCAGAGTTGACTCCAGTGGGCCGCTGGCCTCTCAGGATTTCTTCTGTACCCGCAATACCTTCCATCTCAGCAATCTGTTGCTGACGTTCCTCAGCTGCCGCAGCCGGGTAGGGCGGCGGATAGATCGGCTCAGGTGCAGCACCCGCGGTCCTACGCGGGTCATACTCCCAGATCTGGCCTGGGCGTCCGAGCCACTGGTCCTCAATGGGTTGAGCCCCCTTAGGAATGACCCACGCAGACATCGGAACTGTCCGACGCCACATAATCATGGTAGTGTCGATGGCGTTCACTCGTTTTAGTTTAGGTAGAAGTTTACTTACCAACGACCTACCATACATACTACCGGCCATCGCCTCCCAGCGGTACCGGATATAAGGGTGCCAACGAGTTGGCCAGCGCGGGTCATACGCCCGTGCTCCTCGCTTCTTGGGCGAGTCATAGATCACCTGATCCCCTACCGTGATGATGGTGCGGCCCCGTGGCCACTTGGGATTCGGCTTTCTGTCGAAGATTCTAACTACACTGTAACCTTCCCAGGTCTCAGGGGTGCCTACGTACAGCGAAGGCCCTGGCCCTTCTACGATATCGGACAGGCGCTCCCACCACCACAGCGGCAGGTTGTAGATGTTCGTGGTCCCTGCGTCCTTCAGACGGTCAACGAACCAACCATCCTTCTTCTTCAGCTTCAGGTCTGGACGGTGTGACCACTTGTCGATCAGCAGGTCCAGGCTGGTGTAGAACTCCCGCATGACCCAGCCCATATCCTCCCCGTCCCAGGTGTGGGTAGAGGGTAGGTGCATCTCAAAGGGGCTGACAAGCGTAGCGGTGATCTCTCCATACTCTACCTTGTCTGTATAAACAGGTCTCCCCTGCTCATCATGGATCGGAACCTCTCTAGAGATAGGCACTTGGATGGCAGGGCCACCCTGAGCGCCAGGGACCATGGACACCGCTGAGGTAGCCGTGTCCTGTACTGTCATACGCCGGGGGTGGGACTCATCATAGATGATCTCCATCCAGCATACGCCGCAATGGAGGATGATCCTAGCGATCTCCCTGTGCATCCCAGGCAGGCGCAGAGCTTCCCACATGTACTCCATGGTGATCTCTGACAGTTCTGCTGCGTCCTCGTCCTCAGCTCGGCCAGAGGTAGACTCGATCCTGGGGATCGGCTTGTTCTCTGTGAGGAGGGCGATGTTGGTTTCGATGTACCGTCCGAGGAGATCATTCACAGGCTTCGGGATGTTGTCTGCCGCTTCCTGTACCAGGGACTGGGTCCCATCTGACGCCCTGGATAGGCGTGAAATCATGATGTCTTCGACGTAATGCCTACCCAGTGAGAATAGAAAGTTCTCTACCCACTGTACCGTACGGATCCATAACCTACTGGATCTGTTGGTGTTTAGCTCGTTGACGTATGAGGTGATTGCTTTACCAGCAGCCTTATCGCCGTGAGGCATGGCATCAATGGCGTGGAGGTGCCCACGAATGAAGTTAGAACTGGCTGTACCTGTCGGGGTTGCTTTTCCCATTAGCTCTCACTGTTCCCATGTATGCTAGTAGGGGGCTTGTGCTCACTCAAGATACCCGAAACTAGGAGATCATCTAAATCCTCAGGACTATTGAACAAGTTGCCTTCCATATGACGCAGGTATCCCTCAGTGACTTCCTTGGCGACCTTGTTCTTCGCCAAGGTTTCCTCTGAGATCTCCGGCAGACTGGCTTGGTACTTAGCATCCTGCTGGTCCAGATAGGCCGCAGGTGCCCTGACCGAAATCAGGGCGTCCTGCAACTTGTCTATCTGGGCCTTGAGTTCAGACTTCTCGTCCTGAACTGCCCCGAGCTGTGCTGTCAGCGCCTCTACTTTGGCCTCTGCAAACACAAGCTCCCTTTCAATTTCCCTCTTGCCACGCATCGATCAGTCCCGCTCCCAGGGCCTGTCCTTACCAGTGATGACTTCCCCATCGTCCCCGAATCTTTCTCGGTTCTCCATAGGAGCGCCCCCCCTACGGGAGTTCAGAAGCTCTTGAGCGATGTTCTTATGGGTACCGCTATCCTTCATAGCTTCCTTGATGGACTCTTTCATGTTAGCCCTGGCTCGATCATCCTTGTCCTTGAGCCTCTCAGCACTGGATTCTCTCTCGATTCTGCGCGTGGTGCTATCCTTTTCCATAGTTGTCTCCTTATAATCCTACCTAATTATAGGAATTTTCCCAACTCTTTGCAGGACTTATTTAGTGTTTTGCACCTCTGTGGGCGTTTCTCTCTCAATCAGGCGCTGAATCTTGATCAGGAGAGTGGCGTGAGCCACGCTCTCATTGCCAACGAGGTTGGCTTTCGTGAGGAAATAGCTGAGTTGCTGTAGTTCTGCGAGTTCAAACATTAGGATGTCTCCCTTGTGGGTGCGTCTAGTTTAGTTAGTTCTGCGTTCAGGTGCTCAATGCGAGCCGTTCTTTCTTCTTCTTCTTGTGTATCTGCTTCAGCTTCCCAGATAGCACGATCAGGCAGTGGGTTTTTGATCATCCAGATGACCACGCTTACTACATCTTGGAAGTTGGCCCCGTCTTCCCGAGCCCTTTTTGTTACCCACTTCAAAGCCTTGTATACTTGTTCGTCTGTAAGTGCCATGTTACCCTCCTATTTGATGATTAGTGAGCTGCCCTTGAGGCGCAGCGGATTTCCCTTGATCTTTAGTGCGTTGTCCACACCAGATACTGGTGGTACTACTAAGATGGGTATACTCGGATACCCATTGACCAGCACTTGATCCAAGAACCTAACTCTAAACTCTAGAGTATCTCCTGGATATACCGAAGCGCCTATTATTTGTAGTGCGAATTCTGCTTCTACTTCATATGTATCACCACTAGCAGGCCATGTGAAATTGTTTCCATAGGCTAGACCAAAATCCTCTCCATCTGACATGCTACTGTTTAAAGGTTGATACTGAGGATCCGAACCTATCTGTTGTGTGGTATCATCGTAGTTCTCAAAGTTTGCTGAGAGCAGGGGCTGTACCACTGTTTCCGGCCCCCAGTCGTCGTTCCGAGCACAGAGCTGAAAAGCTTCTTCGTTATGAGATGCCCATAAACTCAGGTAACCATTCGCACCCGTGCCCTGACCTTCTCGTTGAAGCAAGAATCTAATCCTAAAGATTTCGTCTGTAGGTTGCTCCCATATCACATCGGTGTCAGCTTTCCATGTAGCTGTAGTCTCAGTACCGTCGTCGTTTCTGCCTCGAAACGCGGTCTGTGATATCTGTACACCACCACCCGGCATTTACTTCTCCACCGCTCTGGTTCTTCCATCACCACCAAAGTCACGATCATAACCAGCTCGGATCACTATCTCTTGATACCGCTCTGTGTTGATCCAACGTCCTTGCTTGAGGGCATGGAACGGAATGTTGTTTTCCCTACGGTCTGCAACACCAGCGGCATCCATACCAATCCACTTACCTTCTTCATCTATGGCGTAGTAGTCAGCACCTGCAACTCGCTCACGAAAGCGCCCTCCTTCTACAGGCTGCACGATGCAGATCACACCTTGGTTAGGGGCATCTCTAGCGGGACCATCGAGGTTAGACCAAGAGGTACAGTACGTCGGGCTCTCCGGATCGTGGTACCAGATCTTCCAATGTACGTCCGGTCGCGTTTTGTTTCTAGGCAGTGCCATTGTGTCTCCTAGGATATCGTGCCGCCGTTGTTAGCTGTTACACACCAGCCTTCACTATCAGCGTAGACGAGGGTGCACCCCTCTCCTACTCCTGCGAAGGTAATCTGTGTGCCACCGCACATGGTTGCCGGTGTGATCTTCCATGTATCGTTTGCGTGTCCTTCGACCACACAGTAGATGTGCTTGACCTGTCCTGACGTTCCGTTAGCCAGCGTCACGTCGTTGAGATCTTCGCCACCGTCGGTGGTCACCTCGGTATTCAGCGTTGTGATTGAGGCTGCAACTCCTTCTGACGATGCTGTGATCTCATCAGGTGTAGAGATGAGGGCTGGAGGGGCAGCTCCGAATCCTAGTTCACCAGCAGGTATGACATTGTTGGTAAGTGCTGCGTTGGTCTCGTCTATTCTGAATAGGCTGAACTCGGCTGCGTGGTCGGAATCGTTAGCAGACCGACAGAGCAAACCGATGCCATTGAAGGAAGACATCGCTGGCCCGGCGTCTATGTCGAATTGTGCTACTTCATGCCACGAAATACCATCTCTAGACCAATCAAAGTTGAAGTCGTTGTTGGTGGAGTTGTACCTCAAGCGTAAGAAGACTCCACCGCCGATAGTAAAGTCGCTCATCTCGTTCTCGCCAAACGTTACGGTTTCGCTGGCGTCACTGTAGTCATTAAACTCCCACATCCCAATCCTGAACGGAACCGCCCCGTCTGCGGCTGTCGAGGTCTTATCAATATGGAGACCGGCTAGTATGATGTTAGAGGTAGACGGCGCGCCCACATCCTGAAAGATCGCGAGGCCAGCAAACTGTTCGTTGGCTATACTTCTGGAAGTTCTGCTGGAGATACCAACATACGTGTACACAGTGAAGTCGCCATCAGCATCAACTCTTGGCTGGTGCACACCTCCGAACTCGTTACCTTGACCTTGTTTTATGAAAAGCCTTCCGGGGTTTTCCTTGATTACCATCGAGGTAATGTCGGAGCCTGGATCAAATGCAGTCCACAAGCCACCGTCTGGTTCAGAGTCTTCTGCGCCGTCGAACTCATCATCAAAGGCGCTGGGGGAAGAGGGAGGCATCATCGCATCCCATCTAGAACCTCCGTTAAGGGCTGGTGCGAGAGCCTCTATCTTGTCATACACGGCGTTCTTAGTGGGAACCTCTAGGTTGGCATCCCACCCAGCAGCATATGCATCATCATCTACGAGAACATCAGGTGCCGTGATAGCGCCGCCGAACGCACTCACCGCTGTGCCTGTGTGGTTGATGAACTTCTTGGTAGCACCGGCTGTAATAGCTGAGTCTATTCCGTTGACGGTAACAGCGCTAGTTTCATCCCACATCTGGATGAAATGTCTTTCAGTGATTGCCTCCGTTCCACCGGCACTCACGATAGAGTCATACATTCTGATGTCTATAAATTCATCGATGGTGACGCTGCCCCCCGCTTCTGAAACCAGGCGGAGATAAGAGTCATACCCTATGTATAGTGGTACGGTAAGATTTCCACTCGCTCCGGAGGATTCAAAGTTAGCGTCAGACCAGAAGTTTCTAGGCGGAAACACGAAGACAGGAGGAAAGAGGGACTTAGTAGGTATTGTAGCTGTTACGTTTGTAGCTAGAAATGTAGGCTGGGCAGCAAAGATAGCAGGAGCTATTAACTCTCCACCTTCGGTGATCGTGGTGAAGTTAGTCTGTGCTCCAAAGAGCTGAAAAGTACTAACCGTATAGTTCGTATTCTCTGAGATCCATTCGGACTGGTCATAGACAGCAAACCCGGCAGGTATACCCGAGGACACGGCGTGTGTCATCGTCTGGGTGAGGTTCATGAACGCAAAAACACCTTGACCAGTTACAGTTATATCAGGTCCGAAAGAGATAACCCTGTTAGCGCCAGCACCTATGGTCGGCTGGTTAGGCCATATCGAAAGAGGTGCATCGATGACAACCTGCGGCGTAACTGTACCACTGGGCACCTGTCTCGCAGGCTCAATGAACAGTTCATCTAAACCTGCTGTTTGGCTTATCCGCCAGGAGTGGTCGTCTTCGCCTGCGAAGCTACCGATGTTGATGCCTGTGTAGAACGTGCCTTGGCTACCCAGGATCAGCGGGGCTTCTACGTGACTAGACGCGCGGACATCTTCCACAGTAATATCAACAAAGGTTGGCGAAGAGGCTGCTGTTACGGCTTGGTCGATGTAGGAGTGGTCGTCACCTGTTGATGTGAGGTGGGTCGTACTCGCTACGATCTCGTCCCACTTGTCAGCGCCAAGCAACCCTGCCACATCGGTATCAGCCTCAAGCAGAATTACGTCATTTACGCTACCATCACTGGTGATACCATATGTAGTAGCCGTGCGGTCACCTTCCGAGAGTTCGGTCGGAGCACCGCCACCGCCTTCAATAGTCTCAATCTTGTCGCGTAGGGCGTTCTTCGTTGGGACAGTCAGGTTCCCATTCCAATCATCAGCATCATAGGCGTCGTCCCAGGTAGTGATGTATCCATCCACATCCAGGCTGGTGTAGAATGAACCTATGCCCGCTTCCACGCGCCCGGCCTCTAGGTCGTTGAAGATAGTGACATTACCTGTGACCGAATCAGCGAACAAAGTCGGCGACCAACCACCCGCCTCCTGTCGTGAGAAACCAATACCAAAGGGATCACTGGTGGACAACCCGTTGTATTCGAAGATACCACAGTCCGTTGACCCATGATTGAACCTAACCGCAGGGATACTAAAGGTACGGCTAGTATCCATGGTGATACCCTTGAAGTCCGTGTAACCACCAGCGGTGAACTGACCGATGGAGACTCCATCCTCCACCATTACGACGCTGGTATCAGTTATACGAATACCGTTGTCTAGATTCTCTATGATGGTGAACTGTGGGTCTTGCTGCTCGGGGTCGACCATGGCAATGAACCGCCCCATCTTCTGAGTCTCGGTGGGGGGACTGCCCTGGCCAGT